ACGGCGGCAGCGCCGACGATCCCGACGATGAGCATCGGCTTCATGCTCGCCGAGAGGATCTCACCTGTCTTCGAACCGATCGCCTTCAGTCGATCTTTGAATCGATTCTGATCGACCTCGACTTCGACGTCGACATCCTTCGCGTCGATCAGCTCAAGCTCTCGCTTGATCTGACGAAGATTGGCAATGACACTGCGATTGTCTCTGAGTTTCTGGTAAACATCCTTGCTACCAGTACGAAGAAACTCTTCTCCGAGCTTCGCGACTTCCCGCTGAGTTTCGTCGAGTTGCTTGTCGAGGCTTGCCATCGACGTCTTCAGCGTAGCTGCCGCTTGCTGAACATTGGTCTGAAGTCCGGTGACCTCACGACGAGTGTCCTGAATAGCAGACTTCGAACGGTTTTCGCCTGAGACAACGATACGAATGTCATTGCTCATACTCGTCTCCGTTCACGTCTGCCATCATGCGAAGCAATCCGGCCGGTTCTGCGAGGATCTCGCTCGGTAACTTGTGAAGCGTCGTACAGAGATGCCAGATCAGCCGGTTTCGTTCGATTCGTCGAGCGGTTCGTCGGTCCCGTCGTTCATAAAATCCGGCGCCTCGCCTTCAGGTTCGCCGTCGGAAGACTCCGTGTTCGTCGCATGTCCGAGAAGTGCGGCGAACCACGACTTCAAGATGGCGGCAGCGATTTCCTCGGGGTACGACGAGACGCCTTCGGCAGTCCACGGAACCGGAACGCCCTTACGTTCCATGTTCCATCCGATACCATTCTCGACGATCATCGGAACGGCACGATCCCGAGTGAACGCGAGCGCTTCCTTCGTGCTTGTGATGTCTTCGAGTTCGTCAATGACCTCGGAAACGTTGAACAACGTACTGAGTGACGCTTGAGACATTCTAACTTCGAGACCTTCAAGGTCGCCCGTGAAGACGAGAACGTACGTCGACGGCTCGTACTCGAAACCCATGTCAATCCCCTACGGTCAGATGTTACGCGGTTGTCCAGGTGGGAGCTGTACCGTCGGCGAGGACGGCCGGAACGGCATACGTCAGGCTGCCGTCCGTCCCACGGTTGAGCGGGTAGTCAGTCAGGATCATGTTCATAGGAAGCGACATGCCGGACACCGTGAAGACGACATCTCGCGCCGTGTTTGCCGAGCACACGGTCTTGAAGACATCGTGCGACTGCTGAGACGCGCCGTTGAACGTCCCGTTGAAGGTGGCACTCCCGTCGGCCAGCCCTAGGAGCCGCTCCATTGCGTACTTGTCGAGACCTGTCACGTCGAGCACGGCCCGAGGAGTCGAGACCGTAACCGACTGAAGGTCATTCCTGATGTTGCGAGGGGTCAAGCCGTCGCCCTCTTCGATCGAGAGAGTCGTCCAGCCGAGACCGGTCTCTTTCGCCATCGGTCAGCCTCGATTCAGTCGTTCTTTCAACTTGATCTGATTCAGGGCGAAGTCTTCGATCCAGTCAGTTGACCTGACATGACGTCGAACTTCTCCCGTCGGATTACCCCTCCAATCACCTGCCCTCGCGACATAGATCTCCGGTCTCGGGATGCGAACCTTGTGCTCCGTGAAGCATCGGGTTCCCGGCTTGAAGGCAAAGACGATCCATCCGTCCGGCTGGCGCTCTTCGCTGTACGCTCGACTCCGGTCATGACGGATGTAATACGCCTGAGCTGCCCCCTTGTCGGTCGAGGGATTGACCCGACGGAGGAAGCCTCGCGCATAGCTGGCGCATCCGACTTCATCGCACGATGCCCGGCGCCAGTGCGTTGACAGCGGCGCGCCGACCGTGAACGACCGGTAGCCGATGGCCGGTCCGGCTGGATCGAGACGGAACGGCTTATGCTGCACTGAAGAGCACCTCCGCCGTGTTTTTCACTACCATGACTGCGAATGACAGCTCGCTGAATCCGCCGGTTGTCACGGTGGCCACGCGAAGATAGCGCTCAACGGCAAGATCCCGAGCCGTCTGGATGCGCTCGACTGTCGGCCCGGCAGTCACTTCAGTGAACCCCCCGCCGGTTACATCGGCGTATGCGTCAGCGTCGTTATCGCTCGACTCCTGTATCTTGATCGTGACGTCCGTGCCTGTGAAGCTGAAGACCTGAAGGTATGCCTGAAGACCGAAGGATGTTCCCGCAATGAAGTCGACAGCCGTTCCGTTCGTCGCTTCAGTGTCGGCTCGAACTCCGGCTGTCATGAGGCGTCCCCATTCGAGCCCGTAGCCGTTCGCCTGAGATGCGATGCTGAACAGGATTCCACCGTCGTTAGTCCGGTTCGGCGCGTAGTCAATCTGCTTCGCGATGAGTGCTGCCGACGGATTGCCGATCGTCGTGCCCCTCGCGTACATCACGTGAACGTCCGTGCGGGGAAGCGTCGAGTAGTACGAGTGTGCGCCGTCGTAATCTCCGCCACCCGCGACGGTCTCGGGATCGAAATAACTCGTCCAGTCGATCGCGCCATCCCTGAACGTCAGTTTACGTTCGACAGCGAACTTATCGACGCCCGTCATTTCAAGCGATCCGCGAGGTGACGAGATGCGCTGAAGCGAGTTCGTCGCGTTCGAGAAGTTCCGTCCGGCGACGTAGAAGTTGTCGCCGAGTCCTGTCTGCTTCGCCATTCTAGGCCACCTGATCCCATACGTTGTCGACGATCACCGGAACGAGAATCGTCATCACCCGGAAGATCTTTCCGTCGATGTTCTGATATCCGGGGCGAGCGCGAACACGTTCCCCATGACGTCCCATGATGTCGACAGACTGAACGAGACCGCCGAGGGTGAAGTCTCCGGCGAGCGCCACGCAGAAATCGTGCACGGCTTCCATGACAATCGGGTCAATCATGTCCGGCGTACTCGTAAATGCCGCGTGATAGATCCTGACCGACCATTCGGCTCGAATGGAAGTCGTCGCCATTCCAGACGACAGCGGCGAGGCGGCATAGTCACTAAGCCATATCGCACACGTGACACCATTGCCGGGCGCGCTCTTCGGTTCATGCAAGTTCACGCTCTCGAACTTGCCGAGCGACAGCGCATGCGTCTCAAGCGCGGAGATGATTCCACGAACGTCGAAGACTTCGCTCATTGCAACCCCGCAATGAAGTTGTTAATGAAACCCTGCATACGGGAATGAAACTCCGCCTCGATACGCTGCGTCGCCCGGCGGAAAGCGAAGTAACCCTTGAACCGCGTCGTTCGATTCCTTTCGCTCACACCTTCGAGCCACGGACCGTAGACAATTCCTCGGTCGTGAACGATCCGTGTCAACGGTCCGAGTGGTTGCTGCGTCACCTGCGTCTCATAGTACGGAGTCGGATTCCGAATGTCCTGATTCAGGATCTCGTGAACTTCAGCGAGAGCCTGAGACGACGTCTGATAGACGAGATCCTCTATCCCTTCATCCATGCGAAGGAAGAAGTCGTCACGAAAGAGCGGACCCGACACGTCGACATCGATGGTCATCACACGGCATCACTTCGACCCATACGACCGTAACTCTCGTACACCTGATCACGTAGCTTCTCAATGGTCGTTCCTGTCGCGTTCCGTACGGCGTCACCGGAGCCGATCGTTCGCGCCATGCCCGAGAGTTCATTGAAGAAGTGGTTTATCGCCTCAGCGAGCGCCAGAGACCGTACGGGGCCGGGTGCGACGTGACGCGCAAGCGTCGCCGAGATGAGGTGCGTTGCCGCTGTCGTCCCGAGCGCACCACGAATCACGGTCAAGGTTCGAGGTGCATAGATGTCGACGGGTGCCGTATGCGCAGCAACGACCGTCCCCTCGAAACCACGCCTCACGATCAGGTTATTACCGGCGATCTCTTCGACAAGCATTTTCTCAGCATCGAGAAGAAGAACTTCACCGACACTGTAAGATGATCCCGTCGTCACATCAACGATTGTGTCAGCGGTTGACGCTAACATGTTCGTCTGCAAGTTCTGACCGGTGTCGAGCATGGTCTTCTCGGTTACGTGCAGATACTCAGAATCAACGAGAACTGCATCACCGACACCGATTGCCGCCGAGTTCGTCACCTGACACGTTGTCACTGCCGTCGTTGTGATGGCAGCTCCGAGAGCGCCGGAAGCCTTCGTGTCGTTGCCATAGCCGAAGACTCCGGTGATCGAAATATTCCGTTGCTCCGTAGCACCCGTCGTGAATGAACCGACAGTCGACCGATTGACTTCGAGCGACTCGTACGGCGGACCCGTGTTGATGGGTTCGAGATAGTAGTCGGTCACGGCTTCGCCAGCGACGGTCAGGGTCGTTAGCGAAACGAGTTCATCCTCTTCGAGCCACAAGCGCCACGAAGACGTGGCACGACTCGAATCGGGATACCGGAAGTGGCGAGTCGCCTTGACGGGAAGGAAGCTCCGATGACAGAGCCGCTCGACCTCGCGCGAGCCATACTCAAGCGCTCGGTCGATCGCAACGATACTACGAGAAGACTCATTGAAGTCCAGCGCTCGCCGGAAGTCTTCTCGCGTGGCATACCACGGAAGGATGCCCATTCCCTTGACTCGCTTTCTGTCCTAGCATCCGAAGATGCGGGTCGGGGCGCGTGTTCAGTTATTCAGTCCCTCGGCCAGCCGTCGAACGGGCAGAACCGGCCGTTCCCGTTCGGCGCTGAGGTGAGCGGCTCGCCGCACCTCGGGCAGGCGACGGGTTCTTCTTCACGCTCTCGGGCGATCTCTTCTCGCCCTTCTCGGAGGATTCCGAGGAGTTCGTCCCAACTAATAGCGCATCCTCTCCGCCGTCGTCCTTCGGCGACAGCTCGACTTCGGGCACGACCGGAGTCGGCTCGGGCGGGTTCGCGAGCGCGTTCGTCGGTCCGCCGTGCTTCGTGATCTTCGGCACGTTGCCTCCCACGGAAGTCGATCTAGTTCCCGAGGCGAACCCGCCGAGCTGGATGCGCTCGGCGGGAACCCACGGGCGCTAGGCGCTCGCGGTGACGGTCGCTCCGGTCGTCAGGGGAACCCACGTGCAGTACCACTGAATAGCGCCGTTCGCCGTGGCCTCAGTCGCTACAGACTCGATCTCGCCCGTCGTGACGACCCATGCCGGGAGCGGAAGGCCACCCTTCACGAGATCGATCGTGCCGTCGCCCTGTTCGATGAAGCCGATTGTCGTACCGGCTGCCGTGTCCGTCGTTCCGAGGTCGGTCGCCGTGCCGATGACCACGGTGTCACCGGTTGTCGGATCCGACTGAAGGTTGATCGTGTTCGCTCCGGTGAGCGCCGTCGTCGCGACGCCCCACAGTGCGGTGATCATCACCTCACCACCCGCCACCGTAAAGATTTGGTGCGTGGCAGCGCCGGAGATGGTCATGAGCTTTCCGGCTGTCGGTCCGTTGCCGAGAAGAACCTTCCGGAGGCTGGCACCGTCCACCATGCTGGTCATTTCTCAACCCCCTTCAGGGCTTGTATCGTGCTCTTCTGATGATGTCGAAGGCGACGCGTTACGCGTTCGCCGAGCCGGGACGGAGAAGGTTGCCGAGGTTCGGAGGCGTGCGCTGCGAGTGGAGGTCGACCTTCAGGTACAGGAAGCACGCAAGCTGCGCATTGTTCGAGAGGTCAGCCTGATTGACACTGATCCAGCCGTACCCGTCGTCGAGCGACTTCGAGTCGACGTGAATCAGATACATCTTCTGCTTTTGCGCATCGTCGGCGACGGCAGTCATGATGGCTGCCGCCGTCTGTGTCGTCTTCGACCAACTCTCGTCGTTGTCGAGAGTCGTTTCGGCCTTCCGATAGATGGTCGTCATGGTCGCGAGGTCGGCCGACGTCCCACCTGTGTAGGCCGTGTGCTGCTGAAGCGACGGAACGGGGTCGTCGCCGTCGGTTCCGGCGCCGTAAATCAGGAGGATGTCGATTCCCCCGCAATCGTGCATCGAGATACGTTTCCCCGTTGCACCCGCCGTCGCGAGGTCGACCGGCGCGAGCGCCAGACCGACATCGTAGAGCCTGCCAAGACCGAGCATTGTCGAGCCTTTCCGTTAGGGGTGTGAATGCCGTTTCGGATTGAGTCGGGGGCAGGGGTGTGAATGCCTGCCCCCGACCGGCTCCTGTTACGCCCGAGTGGCGATCCGGACGAACGGAGAGAGCGCCGATCCGCCGTTCTTCGGCGTGATCGAGGACTTGAGCCACGGCTGGCCGTCGACCCGCTCGATGATGCGATACGCCGTCTGGTCGTTCGCGAACTTGTAGTGAGGGCTGGACAGCGCCGACATGACCTGACGGTCACCGATCAGGTAGAACCCGAAGTCGACGAACGAGATGTCGCCAGCAGTTCCGACCACGGGCGACTTCTCCGTGAAGATCACCGGACGACCGAGAATGGTCATCGGCGGACCCTCGACGCCGTTGTTCAGCCAGATCGGTCCGCCCCCGGTGCCGATGGACAGCGCCATCGTGGCCAACTCGGGGAAGGTGTCAATCGAGGCGATCCAGACGGCCCGACCGAGGGACGACGGCAGCATGCGGGCGAACATCTTGACGATGTTCTCCCACACGATCGTGGATGCAGGCTGACCGGTCTCGGCGGCAACGTCCACGATCGCCGTGTTGAGCGAGTTCAGCACGCCGAGCGGCTGGCCGGAGCCGTCGCCGTTGAGGAAGGCGTCATCCTCGTAGAACCCGAGAGCTTCGGGGAAGACCTGAGAGATGAACGCTTCGAAGCTGATCGCGGAGTCCGAGATCAGTTCGTTCGGAACTTCGGTGTACGCGGTCAGCTTTTTCGCGTCGAGGACGATCCGACCGAAGGCAGCCTGAGACGCATTGAGAGCCGCGCCTTCCTCAGTCCAGTAACCGACGATCCCGCCGTACACACTGGACGCGTTCGACGTGACGTCGATCGCGGGGAACGGCACCCGAAGCGAGTCCATCGGAATGACGCGCGCGCGCGGCCGGACGATGGACGTTTCCAGCGCGACCCGGAGGAGTTCGGACCGGAGGATCTCCGGGATGAGGAAGCCACCTTCACTCGGAACCGTCGAGCTGAACGCGTTCCGAACACGAGCGATCTTCGCCTGAAGCTGCGCATCACGCTGCGTGTTGTGCCAAATCGCCTTGAAGTAGTCGGCCGCACTCGGGAACTCACGGTCGATCTGGGCGCCCATGGCGCGCGGGTTGTAGACGCCCGTCTTCGACTGCTGGACGGTCGGGACGGCGGTCTCGGGCCGGAGGTCGAGCCGGGACGCATCCTGACCGGACTCCTGCAACCACTTGCGAACCTCGCGCTGCGTCTCCTCGCGAACCTGCGTCATGATGGAGATGTCCTTGTCGAGGACGGTCCGCGCGTAGTTCGAGATGAACTGAGAGAAGAGCGCCGGATTGCCGAGAACGTTCTTCATCTTCCCGGGATCGCCGAGAAGTTCTTCGAGTTCCCGACCGTCGGTCGGAATCTTGAAGTCCTTCGGCAGCTCCGTCAGGGTCATCCGGGGGCGACCCATCCCTCGGGCGTCGAGCCCGAGCGCTGCGATCTGTGCAGCGATACCGGGCGGAACCTTCCTTGTCTTCATTGCCTTCCTCCCATGATCGCATCTTCGATCGCGGTCGTGAATCGGACGGAGTCGACTCGATACGGATCGTCAGCCGGGTCGGTCGACGGTTTCGGAGCCTCCGGTGTCACGATGACGGCCGGAGCGTTGTTCGCTTCGAGCGAGATGCCAGCTCGAATCAGCTCAGGATCAGGATCTGGAAGCGGATCTTCGATGTCGTGGACGGCGGAACCGATGGCAGTCTTGAAGGCGTTCGCGAGAGCGAGAAGGGCTTCGTCTTCCAACTCGACGGACGACACATCCTGAATCGGACTCGGAACCTCTTCGATGTCCGGCAGTTGAGCGGCCGGACGAAGCGTCTGGCGCTGGCCAGCGTAGACGAAGGCGGAGAGATCGAACTTGTCGTCGACGTCACCCTTGCGCTTCGGTGTGCACCGATCGCACAATCCAGCGTCGACCGCTTCCTCGCCCATGTACCACGTCTCAGCGCGCATCTTGTCGCGCCATTCCGTCGCCGTTCCCCCTGCCTTCTCGGCGTACATCTCCGCAATACTCTGCGAGGTACGATCGAGGAGTTCGGAGAGCTGACGCATCTCTTCAGCGTTGCCATAGATCCACGCGGACGCATCGTGAATCATGACCTGAGCTTGTGGCGCGATTTCGACTTCATCACCCGCCAGTGCAATGAATGATGCCGCACTGGCGGCAAGCCCTTCGATTCTCGCCGTGACATGGGCGTCGTGGTCACGAAGCACGTTCCGGATGGCGATCCCGTCGAAGACGTCACCACCCGGTGAGTTGATATGCAGCGTCATCCGCTTCACGTCGCCGAGCGCGAGGATATTGTCGACGAAGGACTGTGCTGTGACACCCCATCCGCCGATCTCGTCCATGAGCCACACATCGGCTTCGTCGGCTTGCGCCTCGATCCGATACCACGGCTTACCCGCCTTCTCGGCGAAGGCATTGCGCCGATCGAAGATCTTACGAAGTGCCTTCATGTTCATCGGTCGCCCACCTGTTCTGGTCGCCAGATCGCAACCACCATTCCCCTACAACGGGCGCGACCAAGACACCCGATGTACCCACCTGTCGGATACGTCAATGGAACATCACGAAGCAAGTCATTTCCGAGCCACTTTCCGTGAACATCCTTGCAGGGCTGACACGTGTTCTTATCCAGTTGTTCACTGGCGTAATATGCTGCCGTTGGCGCTGCGAGATACGTCATCAGACGTCCGTGATGCTGAGCATTCGTCAACGCATTACCGAGGTACAGTCTCGGCTGAGCATCGGTCAATTCTTCGAGGTGCGTCTGAACATGGGTGACAACCGTATCGGTAGGCGTTCCCGTACCCATGATGCGAAGGGCTTCACGTCCAGCCGAGATCGATATCGTCTTGCCCATCATCGACACGATGGATGCAGCAATCGCGCCCATAGCTCCGAGGGTGATGATCGGTGCCGTAACGTTGACATCCTGATCGGCAGCCTCGCGCACAACGCCTTGAGCCGCCTCGTTCGCGACTACGGTCATGGCCAGTTCGAGAAGGTCGGCAGCCTCGGGGTTCCGGACGGAGAGGACGGCCAGGGCCGCACTGTCCTGACGCTGGACGGCGGCGCGCACCTGATCGACCAACTCAGTACGCCAGCCGGACTCGATGCGCTGCCACTCCCCGAGCAGGGCTTCGAGGGCAAGATCATAGGCACGCTGCACGTGCTCGATGTCCGGCAGCTCCGGCACAGCGGACCGGATGACCGGTAGCGCGAGCGCCCGGCGAGCTGCCGGAAGCGCGGGCACGACCGGATCGGACTCGGAGGCGAGCGGGGCGGGAACCGGCTCGGGCTCGACCTCTTCGATGGGGGGCAGGTCGAACGCGTCGAGGACTGCCGCCGGAGCGAACTTGCCCGTATTGATCAGAGCGACGGCAGCATTGACCTTGCTGTCTCGCTCAGCATTCTCTTCGGCTTCATCCTCGCGAACGGGGGACTCGTAGTCGAGGGTGAGACCTCGCATCCCTTCGCCGAAGAGTGGCAGGAGATCCTCGTTAAACCCACCCTTCAGGCGTTCGAGCCTCGGAACCGTGATCTGTTCATCGAACCACGCTGCCGCTGCTTGCGCCGTCGCCCGGTTGATGTCCTCGACGTCGCCGACGGCGAACTTCGGAATCCCGTACGCTTCCCGGATCAGTTCACGAGACAGGTTACGAAGCTCGACGAACTCCATGTCTCGACGCGTGTACTTACGCTCAACCCACTTGCCGTGTTCGAGGATGGCGACGCGATGCGCTCGCGCTACTCCTCGATGCTGCTCGTTCCAGCGATCACGGAGCTTGCGGAATTGCGGATCGCTGAGTGCGTTCGGAACCTCGATGATCCCGCCCGGCTCGGCAGAGTTGACGAAGAAGTTTCGGTTGTACTCGGCGACAGCGGCGGACGATTCGAGTTCGAGCAAGATGGACTGAACCGGACCCATCCCACGGTAGGGATCGAGAGGGTTCGGCATCCGGAAGAAGATGACCTCATCGACGTCGAGGGGGATACGCTCACCGTTCGGCCCGGTGTATACGTATCCAGAGATGAAGAGTTCCGGGTGCGGAACGGGTGCCATCCGGTCCGGCCGAATCACCCACATTTCAAGCGGGAGAGAGTGGAACCTTTCATCAGGATGACGCGAGATGACGATCCAGCCTTCGCCCGTCAGTTCGATGTGCTGCTGAAGGGCTTCGAGCGACTCCTGTCGAGTGTGGAACGGAGTCCACTTCTGGAAGAGGTCGACAGCGGCATGATTGCGCACGATCGTGCGCTCGCCGTTCTCGGTCCGAGGTTCACGGTACAGATGCCAATCGGGACGGCTAACCGCATTGCTGATCCGATTGACGATCGAGAAGAGAGTTCCGACTGATCCCATTGCGGACAGATACGACGTCTGTCCTGAAGCGCCGAGGATCGGACCAACTAGGGATGAATGCGGAGATTGCGGAACGGGAGAAGCATTCTTCACCCCTCGCGATAGCCTCGCAAGGGTGGATGTCATCCCGATCTCACTCTCTTGAGCTGTCATACCTCCACTCGATGAAGAAGCATGACACACCTGCGACGAGAAGACCAAGAGGACGCGCAAGATCCCACGCGGCGAGCGTGAAGAGGATGACGCCCGAGCACGGAAGAATGCTTAGAACGTTGGTCGTCCGTCCAGCACGGATGACCTCGAAACCGTGCCGGACGGACGCAAGCGCACCATACCGGACTCTCGTCCACACGCGCGCCAGGGTGCCCGCCGGACGACGGCCGATGGTCACCGGCCCTTCGCGCTCGTCCGCCACGTCCCGGACGGAGAGTCGCCGAGCTGGCCGAGCTGCCGGACGGACGACGGGCTGTCCGTAGTTCATGGTGGCCACGCGGTCACGCTCCTGTCGTCCAGATCGGACCGTCCGGCGGGACGGTGGACGCTCGCGCACGGTAGTAGGCCCGGAGTCGTCCGTACGTGATGTCCGTCCCGTCCACGTCGTCCAGCATAACCGGACGGACGAAGAAGCCGGATGGATCAGCCGTCCGTCCACGCCGAAGAGTCTCGTCCATCTCCCGTCGAGCTTCGTCCGTCATACCGTCCGGACGGAACGCCGTAAACT